TCCGTCAAAATTTGTAAAATCGCCAGCAACTATATTAGAGCCTTTGGATAGCAATTTCTGCGCAATAACATCCCAATCATGGGAATAAACATTAGTTCCCGTAGAAACACCATTGACATTTCTAGAGTGCATTGTCCAGGCAGCAAAGCCAAGAAAATACATTCTGAATAGTATAGTGAAATGTACGGAACCTGCACAGAAGACTCTAATTTTCCCTTCATCGACTTTTCCAACAGGTCTACGTTCATCTTTTAATGTATCTGTCCATAAAACATCAGTCTGGATTCCATCATAACATTTCTGTTCAAGATCCAAAACGGCTTGTTTAATTTCCAGTGCTAAAAGGGAATCCATGGTCCATTCATCAGTACCAAAGACTTGCTTCTTTCCGTTGAGATGGGGATACATAATACTCCAAGGATATGAACAAGAAGATTTACGATTCAAACCAGCCATGAATTCATCCTCGGTACCCATGACAGCTTCTTCATATGTTAAAACACGCATGTACTGTCGTGGATCTTTGTCCAGCCAATTTATATGCATTAGGTTTGAAACATCTTCGGAAGCCATCTTGAGTAACCCAGGCTGTAAACGTGGGGGGTTTGCTGTGTATTTAATCAAGCCCTTATACATGGAGTCTTTTTCTTTTACATTGACAGAGAAGGTAGGTTTAGTTAGAGAAGTAGAAAGAACGTTATGCAGTGGAGAAGGTGTGATTTTCGTATTCATACCGCCAATGATTTTGTGAGGCAATTTTCCATGAACCATTAAACCTTCACAAGGCACATCATCACATCGAATCACTTCCAAATCCAGAGGACTAACATTGTCGACTTGTACGCAACACTGTGCGTCACGACTCAACTGTGCAAGTCCTTCGGATAACATTTCTTGCGTAATGACTTGTGATGTAGCATGATTTGTAGAGCTACCTGTTACATGAATTCCAACTAATTTATGAGTTAAATGTTTATGATACAAAACTAATGGTGCTCCGCAATTTCCTTTAACGGTATTGGCAAAATAAGAATAATAACGCCGATATTGAAGAGTTGTTC